ACGGCATAAGAAGAGGGTGTATATGTAGGTGCTGTATCTTTGTATTCCTCCTTTTCAGGAGTTACGCCTGCACTTGTATCAGGCATTTCATCAACCTCAGGTATTGGATCTGGTTCTTTATAATCAATTGGATCTTCACCTTTAGGTGCGTCAGGTATTGGGTCTGGTTCTGTATAATCAATTGGATCATCACTTACAGGTGCGTCAGGTATTGGATCGGGCTCAGGAGCAGGATCGGGTTCTTCATAAGGGATTGCAGGATTCTCTTCTTCAGGGTCTGGTGTAGTCCCAGGATCTGGCGTTGTAGTATCACTAGGTGGTGGAGTTGTAGTATCACCAGGAGCTGGAGTTGTAGTATCATCAGGTGGTGGAGTTGTAGTATCACCAAGTGGTGGAGTTGTAGTATCACCAGGATCTGGAGTTGTAGTATCACCAGGATCTGGAGTTGTAGTATCACCAGGATCTGGAGTTGTAGTATCACCAGGATNTGGAGTTGTAGTATCACCAGGTGGTGGATTAGTTGCACCGTCCTCAGGTAGTTGATCGTTTCCTGTTGGTGTAGTCTCTCTGTTAGGCTCCCAATCTCCAGCTAAATATGCCTTTGCTTTTGCACCCATTCTCATATTACCTTCACGTGCTTGCATTTCAGCCCTGATTTCTTCATTACTAAACCCTTGATCTTGCAAATGTTTGATATCAATTTGAGTCCAACCTTCTTTTGTACCAGCCTTTTTCTTAGCTGCAACACCAGCACCTTTTCCAGAGACACCATACGCACTATAGTCTGAAATATTTTTAACCTTTTTACCTAACCCTTTTCCGGTTTCATAACGTGCTTTAGCACCTAAGTCTTTAGTAGCAACATGGTTTTCCCTATAGCGCTCCATTTGCTCTTTAGTAAAGCCTTGATCTTTCATTGCACGTTCATCTTGTGTAGTCCAAGAATCACCATGATCATACTTGCCAAGGCCTTGACCTGGCGTCTTAGTCTCTGCCCATTCCTTTTTATTTGTTTCGGTACTATTCATGAATGCCTTAGCATTCTTCCCCATACGTACACTGTCACTACGACCCAGCATTTCTTTTCTAATCTGCTTATCTGTATATCCTGACTGCTGTAAATGCTTAACATCTTGCATTGTCCAGCCTTCTTTTATACCCGCCTTTTCTTGTTTTGCAACGCCAGAACCTTTTCCAGCTACACCGTATGCACTATAGTCTGATAATCCTTGTTTACCGCCTTGTGTATCTTTTGTTCTCCCTGCAGCCTGCTGCTGTCCACCAGTCATATGCCTTGTTTTAACAAACTTATCTCTATATTTATTAATTTGTTTCTTGTTAAATCCTTGTGCTGTTAAGGCATCCCGATCTTCTTATCCCACTTTTTGCCATAATCATAATCTCTAAGCTTAGCCATAGCTTACTTCATCAGGTCAACACTATCACTATTGTAGTCTAATTGCAAGGCGCCTCTTCGCAATAAGCCGCCCATTGTTAGAACCATAGAGTCAACAGCATCGTCATGTGATGCGTGACCGAAATTTAATAGCTCATCTTCAAGGATGTTCCACTTTCGCCATTTATTCCATATGACCTTTTTATGCTCAAATAATCCAAGTACACCGCGTAGCCTAGCTAGCTTATCGCCTCTAAAACCTTTCACTGGTGAAATGCTCAAGTTATATAAAGCACGGTCCTCAAAAATTATACGTTTGAAATCACCTTCAAAGGACGTTTGATATGCAACAGCTTCGGGCCATATAATGCACGGAGAAGTTGTTGGAAAAAATTGATCGTCCTCATTTGCTAAAAGGATATTCCAATCCACTAGCATCTCACATAAGGTATCCATCTTTTCAATATTGCCCATTACACGGCAGCGCCTTTGATCAATCAAATAGATCTTACCTTTACTGATACCAGCTAATGTAAATACTGTCCAATCATTCTTTTCACTTAAACCACAGCTAAGGTCAATACCTACTCCTATGCAATCGTAATCATCAGGCACTTCACCTTTAATAATAAGATCAGGTGATATACCAACGTCACTTGACTGTACGGCAGTATTAAGGTACTGATAAGCAAAAGCTATACGATCTTCAAGCTTACGTTCATTTAGATATTTCATTGACCAGAACTCTGGCCAGTACGAACGTTGCCTACCTTCTTCGTCTGTTATGACTGCTTTCTGAATAATCTGTTTCCAGTTATTCTTCGGAACAAATAATGTAGCATGCACGTCATCGAAGTGAAACCGCGTACCCAAGCAAATTGCACGTGCCCCTTGGAACATTGTCGGCGCAATAACGTTCGACCATGTTTGCTCCATCTCACGCCGTATGTCTGGGTTATTGATGGACGCAGCGGATTTGATAGGGTCATCGATAAGTACCAGCTGGGACCGCTTGGAAGTAATTGCTCCCTTGAGACCGCCACACGCAATGGTAAACGCTTCTTCACCTGCTGTATCAATGCCTGCAAATTCGTAGTCAATACTCCAGTATTCATCGGATCGTCGTATCTTCGATAATCTTACCATAGGAAAGATTTCCCGATACTTAGCACTCGTTAAGATACCTTTAATTGTTGCTGACTTTGCACGACTGATATCGACCATGTATGCGATGTACAGAATCCGCAGCATCTGTTTGGCAGCAGCATGTCGGCCAATCATCCAAGCTGCATACAAACCAAGGACAGTACTTTTCGCAGATCCACGCGGCGCAAGGATTGACGTATTCGGCCCTGCAATTCCTAATAGACATTCGCTATCCTCTCCAGTGCACAACTGCGCATGCCACTCAAGCATGTGCTTAGCTGGCTTTTTACCCATCACAGTACAGAAGTCTTTAAAATCATCCCGTGCTCTTAGTACTTCTTCTGAAGGAGGTTTTGTCGTTACTTTGGTCGCAGTCATTAATGCACTACGACGATAAGCTAATGCAGCGCTAGCAATTGCCATATACTCTACTCAATGTGACTACAGTCTAACGTTCTTGTAGAGATCCGTTCCTATACCCATGTTTCTAGCCATATGCCTCACGTTTGCATCTTCTCCACGTATTGTATTAGCACCTATCCTTCGAGCCTGCCTAGGGCCTTCTCTAGCTCCTCTATCAATAATACGCTGCACTGCTTTCCCTTTTGCTTTAGCACGCTTCTTATTGATTTTATTCTGTCCACGGGTAATTCCATATGCGACCCTTAATTCAGCTGCCAATTTTTCGGCGGCTTCTGCCTTACCACTTTCTAAACTCTTGTCACCAAGTCCAGCAGGCATTGCAGGAAGACGTGTCTGGATACGATCCATCATCTTCAGCTGTTTTGTACCCATAGCTTCCATTTCTGGAAGCACTATTAACTCGGGAGTATGTGGACTTACATAGACTGCAGGTTCAGCAAATACTGCTTGATCAATTGGAGGACCCCAAGACATCAGCTATTACCAACTTCACTGTAGATCTTTGCCCATACGGCATTGATTGCATTCTCAATAGGCTCAGCAAACTGAGGATCATCTTTAAAGATATTAGTCATCTCACGCATCACACGATCAGCACCACCTAGAATCAAGCCACGCTTATCTGTAGTACGATTCATTCGGTCACTAGTCTCAATATGACTACGAAGTTCTTTCTCTAATGCAGCTAATCTAGCAGCACCGTTATCACCCTTGATTTCACCGGAGTTGATTGCCATCCGTAAATCTTGAATATCTGAATGCAATGCAGCAATCTCACTATTGAGAATTTCACGACGATTCAATTTCTTGAACTTCATCTTTACCCAACGTGCTAAATCATTAAAAGTACCGGGATATTGCAGAATTCCTGCATATACCCAAATCTCAATGATCGAAGGGGTGACTTCCGCAAACTCCCTAAAGTCTTCACTATCAGCTGCAGGTAGTGTATCTAGCCACTGATCTACATAGGTCAAATAGACCTTACTGCTGGTTGATGTTTTTGTTGTAGTCATTAGAATCTACCTGCCATTTGACGTGCATACTTACTTTGTTCCGCCCGATCTCTTGCATTAATACGTTGTGTAAAGTCAATAGTACTACGTTGCTCTTTACCAGTTTCACCAATACCTTCAAATGTTCTATCTGCTCCATACTCTGAGGCTTCTGCCTGCCTAGTTACACCAGCAAGGCTTTTATCTGCCCCATACTCGGCAGCTTCTGACTGCCTAGTTACACCGGAAAGAGTTTTATCTGCTGTGTACTCTTGTCCGCCTCTTTGCTCTTTAGCTACATCTACTGTTTTATCTGCACCGTATTCGGAAGCCTCTGCTTGCCTTACTGCACTATCATAACTCTTATCTGCCGTATACTCTGTTCCTCCTCTCTGCTCTTTAGATACATCTACTGCAGCTCCTGCTTGAGTAGTTGCTACATTCTCAGNTCCCTTTCGACNTTGCTCAGATCCATACCTAGAAGCANNTGCAGTCTGAGCAGCGCTATACCTTTGAGCATCAGCAGCTTGCTGTGACCCATACATCGAAGCTTTTGCTGACTGCTGTGACCCATACTTAGCAGCTTCTGAAGTCTGTAATGNNCCATATCTAGAAGCGTTTGCTGATTGAGCTGCACTGTATTTTGCTGCATCAGCAGATTGTTGTGAACCGTATTTAGAAGCTTCTGCAGTCTGCAATGCCCCGTATCTTGAAGCACTCGCTGATTGAGCTGCACCGTATCTTGCTGCATCAGCGGATTGCTGTGAGCCATACATCGAAGCTTCTGCACCTACCTTTGAACCATAGGTAGAAGCTGTAGCTTGCTTACTTGCTACATCCTTAGCTGCCTCTGCTTGCCTTGCCGCACTATATTTTGAAGCATCAGCCTGAGCAGTTGCACCAAACTTAGAAGCATCAGCCTGTACTTCTGTTGCAGCTAATGCCGCATCAGAACTATATTTTGACGCCTCAGCCTCTTGTGAAGAACCAAACCTCGAAGCATCCGCAGCTTGCTGTGCCTGGAATTGAGCAGACGTGGCCTGCTGTAAAGCACCGTATTCTGCAGCTTGTGCCTGACGTGCTACTCCTTTATACTGAGTATCTGCAAGATCCTTCTGTACTATACCTCTTGCATCAATATTCAAACGTTCCTGCTGCCCAGCTGCTTGAGTATTTAAACGTGCATTCTCTTGCTCAAGGTTAGTCTGCTTAGCCTGAATATCACCAGCAGCGCTCATTTTATCTAAATCCCTTGCTTGCTGATCTACAGCAAACCTACTCTGATAATCATATTCTTGCCCCATCTTCTGGCTACCATAATCAAACTCATCCTTCATTACAGCAGCTTGATTCCTAGCTTCTAAATCAGCAGCTGTTAACATATTACCTGCTGCAATCTCGGCACCGGTATATGCCATCTGTGAAGCCTGATCATGATCCATCTGTGATTGGACCATATTAGCCTGGAAAGTCCTTTTAATCTCTTTCCCTGCTATATCATCGTCATCAGGTTCATAGTTATAGAAGTCGTTCATCTGTTCGTTAAATTTATATAAGTCGGCCATATTGGTAAAAATAAACGCTATTACCCTTATTCTACAAAGTTAGAATAGAAGAAAGATCTTAGGTACTATGGCAAACGTTAATAATTATGCACACGCCGGTAGGGCAGCTGTAAATAACTATGTACAGGCACGTGCAGGGCTATTCCGTAATAAACCTGATTACGCTGCAATGGGCCTGGAAAATATGAAGCAAAAGGCTCTCACACAGATTGATGAAATCAAACAAGACGCCGAAATGGCAAAACTTAATATAGATGCTAAAAGTCAGATAAATGCAGAAAAAGCAAGGAGAGAAGTTCAAGGTATCCGTGATAGATCTAATGC